TCAATAGTATTTCCTAAATCGTCTGTTGTAGAAAAATCTCCAATGTAAGCAAATGGTCTATCGTCTAATGCGCTTCGGTTTTGTTGGTAACGGACAAATTCATTGTCGTTGTACTGCATATTGAAGTTTGTCACTTTTATTTTTGCGTACAATCCCGACGGCTCAACGATAGTAGTCGCGTTTGTTGTTATAAAATTAGCGTCTTGCTCTCTAAATTCAAGAACTTTTACTTTTACAACATTTGCCAACGGACCATTTTTATCTCTCTTTACAATAAGAATATCGCCTTTTTTGAATTTGTTCGTGTTTTCCCCGTCAATTTTCATCCATCGGAAAATACCATCTTCGAAAAATAAGTTGATTGGAATAGTTTCAAACGGCTGCTTATTTCTTTTTAACCCGAATTTGTAAGTTTTTGCCCAAGCAGGAGGTTTTTGAGTTGACGGAATTGTTACCTTGATTTGGTTTTGAGTAATGCTATTCTCGTTTGGAATGAAAATAGTATTATTTTGACTTGTCAAGGCGGTTGTTTTTCTCACTTGCTCGTCAATATAAATCATGCAAACTTCATAACTTCTATATGATTTTAACGAAGTCGCCACGGCAATATTATTAGCTAAAACACTTGAATTATTATCATAGAAGTATTCGTATAAAAACGTATTTGGATCGGGCGTTTGGTCAATTTCGTATTTAATAACCGGAAATGTGATTTTTAATGAATCGCCAACAACTACTGCGTCAAAACCTTGCTCAACAACGTAAGGCGGAACGTAATCATCTGGAAATATTACACCTCCATTTGCTTCAAAATAACTTATGTAATTATTAAGTTCTGTTATGAAAGTAGAATTAGCTATGAAATCGGCCAAGTCGGTAAAATCATCAATGAGAATATAGATAAACGTGCTTCTAAAATCAGTGTCTTGCACGTTGCTTTTTAATCGAAATAAAATATTGATAGAAGAGCCATTAAGAAATTGAACGTTGCTAAAATCGACCGACATTGAGCCGTCAACTAATGATACGTCAATACCTCCGTAATCATATTCTTCGGTGGCGGTTGTAATATCTAATTCTTCAGATGAAATATTTCTTGTTACGAGTTCTAATGTATAGTCGATTAGGCATTTGTTTCCTAAAATATCGACCATATCTCTTTGTTCAAGGTAATTGGCAAATGCAATTCTATTGCCTATTAATGTTTGAGATAATGCTTTTAATGGAACATTGTCGTAACTTTTGAAATATTCGCTTTCCGGCAATGCGTAATAAACTTTCGAATTATTAAATTCAATTGTTTGAGTTTGGAAATTCCCCCAACCTTCTTTTGATTTATTAAATCTTTCAATTAGGTATGGAATTGACGAATTTGATAATTTAAAAATCAATTCTATTCCAACTACTTCACGAGAACCGGTATTGAATGTAATATTTACGGCATTGTGAATATTCAACATTCCTAAATTCTCGAATGTTTCAAAATCGATATTGTAAAGTCCAGGAGTAAAGAAATATTCGGTCCAACTTGAAAACGCTGAATAGTACCCATCGGCAAATTTGTATCTATAACAAAACGACGTAAATCTATCTTCTAAAAAGTTAGATTGTGGATTTTGAGTAGACGTTAATGGTGTTAGGACCGGAGGATAAGTTGGTGGCGCTTTTATTAAACTAATTTCTTCTTCTGAAAATCCATCGACCGTCCACGTTTTTGCGGTTTCGATGTTTAATGCTCTTGGCGGATTGTCGTCGCCCGAAAAAAACATTAAATCACCTTCTCCTTCCGGATTAGGAACGATGTCTACATTTAGAATTCGCTTATTTGGGTTGAAATTTAATAATTGGCCGACTGACGATTTTGCGACAATTACCGAAGTATTGGTTTTAATATCGTACTCAATGATTTGGTCATAGGTTGTTCCGGAAATAAAATTGTACACTTTTTCAGTGGCCGAATTTACTCCTTTTCCAATGGTTTTTGCTCCGGCAATTTGATAGTCGGTTTTCTTGGCGGTTCCGGCTACATTTTTTCCAACTCCGCCATTTTGCCCATTTGACGTGCTTACGAGAAAATTCTCAGCGTCTATCATTATGGAATCGGGCAAAATTCTTTCGTCCGTATCGCGGTCAACAATCGCCGATGTGAAATTATTTTGAATTTTTGTACCCATTATTTAAACCACTTATTAGCTTGTCTGATTGTCTGCATTACTTCGTGAGGACGTAAGTTCATTAACTTAACTTTTGTATTTCTATAAGCTGTATCGAAATCTTTTTTTGCTCGATTTACAATATATTCTTGAACTCCAATTTTACTTGAAAGAATATTCCAATTAATCCATTTGTAAAGAGCCATTTCGGCAATTTTATTCACCTTAATATCGCTTTCTTCGCTATATTCCAATCCGTCTGAAATGTATTCTAACATTATGATACGTGAGGCATTTTCGGAACCAAAGTGAATTTTGCCTTGTCGAGTATCTACGTTAAAACGTCCGTTGTAATTTTTACCCGTGTCTAAAGAAAACATTTGCGGGTTTGGGCAACCGCCCGAATAATAAGCGCAGCCACTACACGAAATTCCGCAATTCAAAACAGATATATGATTGACTTGATTTTCAATCGGGTGGTCGTTTAATTCTTGAAATGCAGTTGTTCCTTCTAAAATATATCCATCGTTATCGAAAAGAATATCGGCGTTGTGGTCTTGAAGATATGCGGTCGCTAATGGCATTGATAAATCACGAGCCAATGGCATTAATTCTCCGGTTTTTTGATTTACGTAAGAAACTCGAACGTAACTTAAATAGTCTGGTGGAAGAATAATATCGAGTGTATCGCCTAATTCCAATTCTACTGCTTTTACTTCACGGAGCGCGTCAATTGTAAATTCTTTCAATCCAAGTTTCGCCCAAAACAAAACATTTCTTCTCTCAACGTGTCCAATTACGGTATTATCGCCCGTGTAACCTTGAATAAAGTTGTAGACGATTTCTTCTAATGTACGATAAACGTAATTTCCATGGTTGGTTTCGTCCTCGTAATATGTGATTGGCAGTGTTGTTGACATATTTTATATTTTAGGCTTGTTTTTGAGCAAGTAATATTTCTTCTTCTTTTGAGGCTTGAACGATTAATTCTTCCCTTAAACTAACGCCGCAGTAAAGAAGTATTTTGGAAATCAGCGGAACAAAATTCGATGGATGCAATTCAATATTTTGCAAATCGGCGGCAGATGCGTTATAAACCGGATTGCCTTGAACGTTTACAAAAGTCCATTTCGGAGCTTTCGGTTTTCTCAAAAAGAATAATTCAGCCGAATATCCCGCAGTAAGTGTCGGGTAAATTCTAAAACTTTCACCAACTCTTTCGTAAGACGGATAAGTGAACGACGACGAAATGTAATTTGAATTTTGAACTCTATTTACTTCTGACTTGCGTAATTCTTCAATATCTGTTTTCTTTCCTTGAGCGTTTATCAATGATAGATTTTCTGCTCTATAAAGGTCGGTTCCGGTGTATGACCAAAGATTTGTAGGCGCGTCATAAGTAAAATTCAAATCCGTACTATAAGTGGCGAAAACGTCAATTTGCTCACGAATGTTTTTAGGAATATTCGCATACTCGCTATTTGTCATTCGTTTATTTTCTTTATTTAGCCAATTTGCGTATTGGTAAAATAAATTCTCGAAAATATCCATTTGAGCCAAATTAGCGAAGTCGTTGAATTCATCGGGGTTACAGTAACCGAAGTTGTTCTTGTTCAACAACCTCATTACAACGTTGCGCACTTGATTGATGCTTATTGCCATGGTTATAAATAATAATTTACAACAAAGATAAAATATTTTATAACACGATTTTGTTTTAAAAAAAAAATAACAAAAAAACCCGATAACATTACGCTATCGGGTTTTCCAATTTAAAAAATAACAAGCAAACAAAAATATTTTAGTAAAGCACTCGCTCTAAATGTCTTCTTAAAGTATCACCTTCATTACTTAAAAGGTATTCTCCAATAGCTTCCCACTCATTTCTGTTTCTTCCAACTTCCATTACTAATACTCCTTTTTCATCTACAAATCGGTAGTCTTTGAATGCTAATAATCCTTCGTCTACTGCTCTTTTTGCAGTTCCTTGAATTAGCAAATTGGAGTTTTCGCAAAGACCAATTACGTGTTTGTGGTCGCTTTGTTTTTCAACTTCAGCAAAAAGATTTCTCTTAATTTCTGAAGTTGTCCAATCTTTAGAGTAACCTTTAACTATGAATCTCGCCAATGCGTCTTGTGACGGGAAATCTAAATTTCTCACCAATTCTTGCGCCTTGAATTTTAATTCATATTGGTCAAGCTCTTTTCTTGCATCCATTTCAGCATCGATTTCACGAAATACAATTCCTTTATCGGGATGGATGTGAAGAAATTTCTGCAATTGCAAATCAGTGGCCGGAACAAATAAAACTCCGTCAATCATTTTAACGAAACGTAATCGATTTGCGCCTGGCTCTTTGAATTGTAAATGCTCAAAGAAACTTGGATGATTTTCTGTTAAACGTAAAGGATGTGATTCTTTTGTTACGGGATGAATGTACAAAAGCGCACTTGCTTTTTTTGAACGTGTACGAATTCCATGGCTTGCGGTTTTGGTTCCGTTGATAATTTCGTAACGTCTGTTTTTTGGAATGAAATCTACAAGCTCCGGAATATCATCTGAATTGTCGAGTTTTTTGACTTCTCGATATTCGATTTTCGGTTGTTCTTGAATGATTGGTTGTGGTGTTGAAGGAATGTTGCTTAATTGTTCTGCAACCATTTGTTTTACTTTCTCATTAAGTTCTTCGGGAGAAATTAAAATTTTGCCTTCGTTTGGATCGGGTGTTTGGTCTTGAACTAAATATCCTTTTAATTCTTGTGTAGTTTCCGATAAGTTTTCGGTTTTGTCTACTTTTTCTTCTTCTTTTTGAGAAGAATTTGGGAAAAATTTACTCATTGTAATTTGATTTAATTGATTAATTTAACTAACACTTGTTAGTTTGAAGTACAAATGTATAAATAATTTTTAGATGTTTGTATTTTATGGTGAATTTTATTACTTTTGTATCAGTGTTATCTATGGTGGATTTGACACAATTGAAGATTTTTATTTTAAAGCATTTGGGAGTAGTTGCCACCATCAACGAAACCAAATGTTTTTTTTATTTATGGAAACTAAAATATGTACTCGTTGCACCGAGAAGCAGCCGATCGAAAACTTCTACATTAGAAGAACAAGAAACAATCAAAGAAAAAGTATTTGCAAAGAATGTGAAAGCAAGCAAAAAGCCAAACCATTAGAGATTATCGCAGATTTAAAAGGTGAAATTTGGAAAGGAGTTGTCGGGTATGAAGATTATTACCAAATATCTAATTTGGGAAGATTTAAAAGGATATTGCATAGAAAAAATCCGTGCAACACATTGATAGATGGAAGTGTTCATCCTACCGGATATAAAAAAGTAGCTATAATTGTAAATGCAAAAATGAAAACTTTTTCCGTTCATCGATTAGTTGCATTAGCCTTCATTCCGAATCCAGAAAATAAGCCGCAAGTAAATCACATTAACGGAATTAAAACAGACAATCGTGTTGAAAATTTGGAGTGGAATACATCGAAAGAAAATATCAATCACGCTTGGGAAAATGGACTTAATAAAGCAAGAAAAGGAGAGCAGACAAGTATGTCAAAACTCACAGAAAAAGAAGTTTTAGAAATAAGAAAAATTGGGAAAACAATGAGCCAAAAAGAAATAGGAAGGTTGTACGGAGTAAATCATCAAGCAATTTACAAGATATTAAAAAGACAAAGATGGACTCATATTTAAAACAAAAATGCCTTACAAAACGTAAGGCATTTTTTATAACTAATTGAAAATGAGATAGTTACTACCCCTTAAAAATTGTTAAATTATTTCTTCCGCAAGCTTGTAAACATCTTTCAGTCAACATATCCGTTTGGATTCTGTCTTGACCGTCAGTTGTTCCTTGGTCGAAACTTCTTGGAACTACTTTATATTTACGATTTTCAGCACCTAACGCTCTGTAACGAACTTGAAGCATTGGCTCAGTTGTAGTTGCTCCGGTGATACCATCACGTAAAGATTTTGAACCCGATGGAATCATTATGGCGTGAACTTTATTTGCTCCAACCATTGAACCTTCGCTTGTTGGCTCAGTCAAATATCTCCAACGTGTTTTTGAGAACTCATAACCACTTCTTTTGAATCCAGAGAATTCTAAGTTAAGCGCCATTTTTTCGTTGTTGTCAAATGCTCCCCAAGATAAACCGGTAACGTTTTCTGCTTGTAACCAATCGTCAATTCCAGAATTAAAAGAAGTTGTCCCGTAAAGGTAATTCATTGAAATACCTCCTTGAGCATCCATTCTTTCTACTAATTCGTCAGTATCAGTCAAATCGGCTAATTGCCCTTCGAAAACGTTTCCTTCAGATGCAATGTCAAATAAACCTTGAGTTCCTTCGTCGCCTGCTGCTAACAAATCACCTGCCCATTTTTTACCTCTAATCAGTTTTGATTCGATAGCATTTTGGAAGCGCATTTCAGTATCAGCGAAGTTTTTGAAGTACCAAACATATCCGCCTGTACCCGTTGAAGTATTTTCTACATACAACCAAGTGATTTGCGCCATATTTGAACCTGATTCTTTTACCATTTCTTTGATGATAACCGGTTGTTGGCTAAAAGAAGAGAATTTAGAATCCAATGATACGGTAAATCCTTTTGTGTCTTTTGCCCACTCGTTAGAATCAACAAATACGGTAAGAGCTGTTGTTCCTACTGCTGTCCAACCTGCTGCTTCACCACATAAAGCGGTAAAAGTGTCATCGGTAACAGCGGTGATTTTCCCTTGTCTTACAACGGAACCATCATCGTTTCTCACAACGATAGTTTCGTTGATTCGGTAATTGTGTGCTACTAAAGTAAATACATTCGATGAACGAGTAACTCCCGTTCCTAACATACGTAAACGAGCTTCTTCTTTCCAAAGAATTTGGTCAGAAGCAAAAGATTTCTCTTTACCCGTCATTTTAAGCATCCCTGTAATATTTTGGGAGCCAAATCGATTCCAGATTTTCTTATCTGTTTCTGGCAAGTACTGATTCGAAAAATCGAAATCGTCAACGCCTAAATAGTTTTGCCCTGTTGCAACTTTACTTGCAGATGGTGTCAATATAACACCTGGCGATAATTGTAAACTCATGGTTTTAAGTGTTTTTTGTTGTTAAACTTAGTTTTAAAATATTCTACAACAAATAAGAAAATCGAATTGATTTATTCTACAACGCTTACTCTGATATTTGATCCGCCGACCGGAGTAGGCTGATTTTTACTGGTAACAATATTTTTCGATAGTAAATCGTCGGCTTCTGCCATTTTCGATTTACCAATATTGATGAAATGCTCGGCCACTTTATCGGTATTCATTGCAAAGTAAATTGCTTTATGAAGTCCTTCGGGGTCAATCACTTTACCTAATTTATCAAAGTACTTGTTGTTGAATTCGTCAAGGCTTGATTGCGTTTTTTTGGTTTCTGCTAAATTCTCCGGCTTGATAAACATTGATTCATCCCCTACTTTAACTTCAAAACCTTTGAAGTCGTTTGAAAAGATTCTCTCTGTTTGGGCAAGATAATCGCTTCTGTTTGCTGCAATTAGCTTATCGTCTTCTTCTTGTTGCAATTGCAATTTTTCAATTACGGTTTTCGCTTCTCTGAATTCTTGGGGAATAGTTTCGTCAAAACCTTTGGCGACCTTATACTTCTCCTTGTTTTCTTCTAATAGCTTTAGACCTTTTTGAAAATCGTCTTTTGCGGTAATTTCTTTTAATTTGTTGGCGCGTATTTCACTTTCATCGGCGAATTCGTCTAATTCTTCAACTCCGTATTTGTCAGAGAAAAGAATGTCAATTTCTTCATCATTCAAATATGGTTTTTCAATCTTCATAGATGCTTTTAGCACCGATTCTTGTGATTCTTGGCTCCAATCTTTTTGAGTTTCTAAAAAGTCACTATAACTTGTGTTATTGGTTTCTTTTGTAAACTCTACGAATTTCTCCATTTCGGGAGATAATTTCGCTACTTCTTTCGGTTTTAAATCTTCGAGATTTTCAACTTCAATTCCGTATTTTTCTTTTAAAAAACTCTTTACCGTATCTGATTCGATAACGGGAGCAGTTTGTTTTTCTTCTTCTTGGCTTGAAGACTGTTCTTCTTTTTTTTGTTCCTGCTCTTGCGATTCTTGTTTTTGTTCTTCGCTTGATTCAGATGATTCAGAACTTTCTTCTTCCTTTTTTTCGTCCTCTTTAGGAGCGAACCAATCAGTAGGAGCGTCCGCTTCAACTACTTTTACAGAAATATTAGATTCTTGCGTTTCTTGGTTTTCTGCATTTTGTTCTTGTTGTTCTTGATTCTCTTCTGCCATTGTATGTGATTTAATTGATTAATTGCAAACTAACAAGCGTTAGTCTTAGCAAAGATAGAAATTATTTATAACAAAATACATTTTGATATTATTTTTTGATAGTTGTTGCAAGTGATGAAAATAATTGTACTTTTGATTTAACATTAAATCTGTATAATTATGAAGAAAATTTCTTAAATTTTGTTGAAGTGATTAGTAAGTGAAAATCCCGATATTATTAGTATCGGGATTTTTTTATTGTGGTAATGGCATTTCGAAATCTTCTAATTCAATATCGTCTTCTTCAAAATCTTTCGGAGATTTATTATTTTGGCGTTGGTCGATTAACTCCGACTGCTGTGTCGCTTGTAACTTGGTACGTTTGTCTTTACGCTCTTCGGCTTCTTCTAATTTTTGCAATTGAACGCCTCCGTTTATTTGAGCAATTTCTTTGTCGCCGATAATTTTCATTTCTAAACTAAGCCTGTCTTCAATTCCTTTGACTTTTTCTTTTTGAATAAGACCTTCGTTGACCAATGCTTGAGTTTGCATATCAATTTGTCCTACCATTTGAGCCGTTTGCTGACGTGCTGCTTCTGCTCTTTCTGCTGATTCGGCATTGGCATCGGATTGAGCCTTGAACTCACGTAATTTGCGTTCTTCTTCTTTTACCAAGTGTTTGTCAATTAGCAAAGTCATATACGCAACCGCTTGTTTGAAGTTTTTAACGGCTAAAATCTTGTATTTATCCTGAATTGGAAGCATCCCTTTTTCAATAGCTTTAGACATATCCAATTCCAAACTTGCTTTTTCTTCGTCGTCTAATTCTAAATCGATGTTAATGGCGTAATCTCTTAAATGGAAGTCTTTCATTGATTCTAAATCTTCAACTGCCGTGGCGCCAATTTTGCGCTCCAAATCTTCTCTTAATTCCGGAAAGTATGTGAATACATCTGCGGTTCTGTAAAATACTGCTTCGCCAACTCTTCTTGTAATTTCTTTTGAAGCGTCTAAAATATGACGAGTTGCCACATTTGAATTTAAGGCAGCAGCCTTTTGTAATCCAACAAGTGAATCTTTATCTGGTGTACTTGCGTCTGAGGCTTTATTTAATCCAATTACTTCTCTTTGGTCGTTTCGGTAAGAATCTCTTTCTGCTCTTAATGCTTGAAGTTTGTTCAAGTTTCCTGCGGTTTGTAATTCTGAAACCGGAACTTTTGCGTAATTGTATTCTCCACCGGCTGTATAACTTCTTGCAATTATCGAACCCGTTTGAAAGAACATATCTAAAACTCCTTGTGGTTTTAAAACGTTTCCATCGCCACTATCAAATTCGGCCAATGCGTCGGGGTCAATTAAATAACCATCGGGCATCATTCTTTGAATCATCTGCTGCGCTTTCAATTCGCAAACTTGAATCAAATCATCAATATTAATCATTCTTGCGATTAGAGAATCAACATATCCTTTTTCTCTATTTGGAGCAATCATAATATATTGGTCGCAAACT